AAGCGCATCAGGCCGAACCAGAAGCCGAATATCCAGCGTACTTCGAACCGGGCCGCTATGAGGGTCTGCCGAATAACGTCTACCACGCAGCGAACGGGATCAGCAGCACCCAGGTGAAAGATGCCCGAGTCAGCCTGATGTACTTCAACGCGCGCCACGTCGCCAAGACCATCCCGCGCGAAGGCTCCAAAGTGCTGGATATGGGTAACCTGGTGCATGCGCTGGCGTTGCAGCCTGAACAGCTGGATGCAGAGTTCAGCGTTGAACCGGCTATCCCGGAAGGCGCATTCACAACGGCCGCGACCTTGCGCGCCTTTATCGATGAATACAATCTCGGCCTGCCCGTGTTGCTCAGTGCGGACGATATCAAAAGATACCTGGAAGAATACAACGCCACCCTACCGCCGCAGGTGCCGCTTGGCGCTTCGCTGGAAGAAACTGGACAGAGCTACATGGCCTTGCCTGCCGAGTTCCAGCGCATTGAAGACGGTCAAAAGCAAACCGCCGCGGCGATGAAAGCCTGCATCAAAGAATACAACGCCACCCTGCCAGCGCAGATTAAAACCAGCGGCAGCCGCGACGCGCTACTCGAACAACTTGCGATTATCAATCCTGACCTGGTCGCACAGGAAGCTCAGAAGCCTCAGCCGCTGAAAGTCTCTGGCACGAAGGCCGATCTGATTCAGGCCGTGAAGGCAGTCAAACCAGATGCCGTGTTCGCCGACGAACTGCTCGATGCGTGGCGCGACAACCCGGAAGGGAAAGTGCTGGTTACCCGCCAGCAACTTGCCACTGCGCAGGCGATTCAGTCAGCACTACTCTCGCACCCGACCGCCGGCATGCTGCTGACCCACCCGAGCCGCGCGGTTGAGGTGAGCTACTTCGGATTTGACGAGGAAACCGGTCTGGAAGTTCGTGTTCGCCCTGACCTGGAGATCGACCTGGACGGTGTGCGTATCGGCGCAGACCTGAAAACCATCAGCATGTGGAACGTCAAGCAGGAAAGTCTGCGCACCAGACTGCACCGGGAAATCATTGACCGGGACTATCACCTGAGCGCGGCCATGTACTGCGAAACCGCGGCGTTGGACCAGTTCTTCTGGATTTTCGTCAACAAAGACGAGAACTACCACTGGATCGCCATCATTGAGGCATCCGCTGAACTACTGGAACTGGGCATGCTTGAGTACCGCAAAGCAATGCGTGCTATCGCAACTGGATTCGACACAGGTGAATGGCCAGCACCAATCACTGCCGACTACACAGAAGAACTGAACGACTTTGACATGCGCCGCCTTGAAGCGCTGCGTACTCAGGCATAAGGGGAATGATGATGGAAAACATGAATATCGTAACTGCTGAGCAGCAGGCTCCAAACACTATTTCTGCCAGCAACTCAATTTTCAACGTCCAGGCCTTGGGCCAGTTGCAGGCTTTCGCCGGGCTGATGGCCCAGTCTGTCGTTACAGTACCGGCGCACCTTGCAGGAAAGCCTGCCGATTGTATGGCGATCGTAATGCAAGCCATGCAGTGGGGCATGAACCCTTACGCAGTGGCGCAAAAAACACACCTGGTTAACGGCCAGTTGGGTTACGAAGCACAGCTTGTTAACGCAGTAATCACCAGCTCCAGTGCCATTCAAGGCCGTTTCCATTATCGCTACGGCGGTGACTGGACACGTTGCACCAGAACCAGAGAAGTGTCGCGTGAGAAAACAGGAAAGAGTGGCAAGTACACCGTTACCGAACGCGTTCGCAACTGGACTGATGAAGATGAAGAAGGGCTCTATGTTGAGGTCGGAGCCATTCTGCGTGGTGAGAGTGAAATCACCTGGGACAAACCCCTTTATCTGTCACAGGTGGTTACCCGAAATTCACCATTGTGGGTTTCAAAACCAGACCAGCAAATAGCCTATCTCGGCGTGAAATATTGGGCGCGGTTGTACTGCCCACATGTGATCCTCGGTGTTTATACACCAGATGAGGTTGAGCAACATACCGAACGGGAAATCAACCCGGCACCCGTACAGAAAATGAGCCTGGCTGATATCAAAGGTGAAAATGTAACAACCACGCAGGACGCTCAGGAGCCATCCGTAAATGTCGACACTCTGGCCGAGGATTTCCGCGAGCGCATCGAATCTGCTCAGGATGTGGATAGTGCCAAAGCGCTGCGTGCAGACATCGAAACCGCCAAAGCTACACTGGGTTCCGCCTTGTTCACCGAACTGAAAAACAAAGCAGTGAAGCGCTACTACATGGTGGATGCGCGTAACAAGGTCGAAGCGGCGATTAACTCCCTGCCGTCCTCTGACGACCCGGACGCGACAGTTCGATTCGGGGAAGTCGAACGTGTGCTGGCATCTTCAAAACGTCACCTGGGCGACGAGCTGCACGATCAGTTCAGCATCACCCTGGCAGATATGAAACCGGAATACGTGGCCTAAGGGAGGCGGGAGGGTTCGCCCTCCCGGTAAAGAGATGACGAAAATTACTGAATGCAAAAAATATTGCTATCGCTATTTCGATGGGCATGACAGCGAAGGGAGACCGACCGTTAGTCTGTGGAAGCGAGTGATTATCCGTGAAACCGACAAGACCTTTTGGCACGTCGAAGATATGCCCAACATGACGTTTGAACAGTTAGTCAATTACCGCACCGGTGGACACAGGGAGAATCAAAAATACCACATTAAGCGTTGCCTGAAAGGCGCTGACCGTTCCCGTTATCACTATACGCGCGAAGAGGCGCTACGCGCCTTTGTGTACCGCAAGATGTATCAACTGGAAAAAGTCCAGCTTACCGCTGAGACAGTGCAGATGTGCCTTGCTGGTATGCGTGAAGCCGGAATGATTACCGGCGGGTACCGATGCACAGTTGAAAAATTGCCGGATGATGCAGGATTTCTCGCTGCATCAGTTCCCGGACCAGTCGCTTCAACCTATAGCTGGGGAGAGTACTGATGTTTAAATCATCTACTTGGTTAATTTCAGGAGGCGTTCATGCGACTGATTAACCGCAGCACACAGTCACCGCTGGCGAGAAAGGCCTGCGACATCGCCCTGGCAGCCCATCAAGAGCGCTACGGCAATTATGGCCGCAGCAAGATACGAGAGACGTACACGGTACGGGTGGAAGGAGTGAAGGTCTGGGTGGAGGTGGTGAACCGCAAGGCGAGCTACGTGGCCACAGCGATGACCGGCATGCGCCGCCTGCGTGCCCTTCCTGGCCAGGTGTCCTGATAAATAATTAGCAAACGGCCCCAGTTGGGGCCTTGGAGAACATAGATGAGCAAAGCAACGAATAAATTTGAACTGATGAGCACCAAAGACATCTGCGGGCAATTGTGTATTTCCTCTCGTACGCTCGAACGTTACAGGAAAAGAGCCCCGCAGGAGAATCCATTTCCTGAGCCCGATTGCGCGTACATGGGTGGTCCTAATAAATGGCTAAGAACCAAAGTGGCCGCCTGGCAGATAAAAGAAATGTCACGATCAACACGTAAGCCGATGTCTCACCTTAATCTAACCCGTGATGATAAAGGCCGGCTTACCCGGCCTGACGCGGCGTGAATTCAAGAATGTCGGGCTCGACGATGCTCATAAGTCGGGCCCACCATTTCCCGTAAGCCTCCCTCATCTCATCAACATATGTATGTTTGTCGTATACCGACCACACGCCAGGCAATTTGTGGCCGAGCATAATCTCGGCGATGTGTGGTTCCGTCAGTTCAGAAAAATTAGTTCGTGCAGTTCTGCGCAGATCATGAATCGTGAAATGCGGCACTTGCTCGTTGTATGCCTTCAGCATGAACTTGACCAGATTGCTGCTGATGCTCATATGGAAGCCTTCGCTCATTGGCCTGTCTTCATATTTTGAAAAAATAAACCGGCCCGGCGCCAGTTCAATGGCGCGCGTGATCATCGGCAGCATTTCGGGGATTATCGGGCGAATGATGGGCTTTTTACTTTTCCTGCCGGTCTTGTGGTTTTCCCAAGGTACAGTCCAGATGCCTTCTTCAAAATCGAAATGCCCGCTCTCTGCTTGTCGAAGTTCGCCAACCCTGCACGCCCACAGCAGTGACAATTTATAGAGGATTTTGTTTCGCTCAATAAGGCGAGAATCCTCAATTGCGCGCCAGACAATCGCCAGTTCTTTGCGGTCCAGGGTTCGCTCGCCCATTTGTTTCTGGATACCGAAATCACGGCCAGACATCTCCGAAAGTGGATTGACCTCGAGCAGTTGCCGTTTTACCGCCCAGGAATAACACTGCCGACCATTGCTGATTACGCGCCGGGTGATCTCGCTGTAACCCTGAGCCAATCGGTCGAGGACAGTGAGCCAATTGTGCAGCGTTAGCTGATGAGCAGGGTATTTTCCGAGTTTGGGGAAAACGTGTAGTTCGAATGTACGTAAGATCTGCCCTGCCGTTTCTTTCTGAACGCACACCATAGAGTGCCATTCACGAAACAGCTCTTCGAAAGTGTACTGGCTATTAATCTTGGCTTTGTCGAGGCTTTGTCTGATCCGTGGGTTTTCGCCACGGGCAAGAATGGCGGCCCACTTAGCGACTTCATCGCGCGCGGCCTTAAGCCCGAACTCCGGGTAACTGCCGATCGTCATCTTGTCCTGTTTGCCCAGGAAGCGGAATCGGTAGAAAAAAGTAACGGCCCCCTTTTTGGAGATGC